GGTTCGGCCGCCAAGCGCCGGAAGCAGATCGCCGCAGCGCTCGACGTCCCGAACCTCATCATGATCATGAACATCGAATCGGTGCGCCTGCACTCTCGCCTCGCGCCGTACGGTTCCGTTCGCTTGAAGAAGTGCCGCGAGTGTGACCCCGTCTCGGGTGACGAGGCGCTGACCCCGGCGAAGTGCGAGACGCACGACAAGGAACTGAACGCGATCCCGTTCAAGGTCTGCGTGCTCGACGAGGCGCACCGCGTGAAAGACCCGCGCGCCTTGCAGTCCCGCGCGATCTGGCGCGTGTTCCACGGCGAGAGCGTCGAATACCGGTGGGCGCTCACGGGAACGCCCGTGGCGAACCACCCGGGCGACATCTGGTCGATCCTGCACACGATCGACCCGGTGGGATTCCCGCGCAAGTCGGCCTTCATCGACCGGTACGCGCTCAAGGAATTCAACGCCTTCGGTGGGATGACCATCGTCGGCCTCAACCCGGCAACGCGCGACGAGTTCCTGTCGCTGCTCGACGTCCGGATGCGCCGCATGTTGAAGGCGCTCGTGCTCGACCAGCTTCCGGCGAAGACGCGCGTGGTCCGCCACGTCGAGATGAGCGCGAAGCAGCAGAAAGCTTACGACGAGGTGGCGGCCGAGTATGTGCTCACCACCGACTCGGGCGACAAGCTCGTCATGAACGGGAACCTTCCGGCCGCGACGCGCCTGCTGCAACTCGCGTCGGCAATGTGCGACGTCGACAAGGGTGAGACTCCGGCCGACCCCGGATCGTGGAAGGTCACGCTGACTGATCCGTCTTCGAAGATCGACGAGCTCATGTCGATCATCGAGGACAACCCCGGCAAGCCGCTCGCCATCGCGGCCGAGCACAAGCAGCTCATCGACTTGACAGCGCGCCGTCTGGAGGCGGCCGGGATCGAGTACGGCGTGATCACGGGCGGCGTCTCCGGCGCGCAGCGTGATGAGACGGTTGAAGCCTTCCAGTCTGGCAAGCTCAAGTACATCTTGTTCACGTACAAGGCCGGTGGCGTCGGTCTGAACATGACGGCCGCTGACACGCTCGTGCGTCTGCAACGGTCCTGGTCGCTCATCGACAACATGCAGGGCGAAGACCGGGTGCACCGCATCGGGTCGGAGCAGCACGAAGCGATCACGATCATAGACATCATCACAGCGGGCACGATCGAGGAAACGCAGGTCGAAAAGCTGTATGCCAAGATGCAACGGCTCGAAGAGATCGTGCGCGACCGCGAGCAACTGCAAGCGGCCGGGAAGTCGACGGCGCACCTTGACGCCGAAGCCGCTCGAATCGAATCGCTCGACCTGCTCGAAGGGGAATGATGGAAGACATACGGCGCATCTCGCAGTCGGACCTGAAAGACTTCCAGCGCTGCAAGCGCCGGTACTGGCTGCGACATGTGCGCCGCCTCGCGCCGCGACTGCACGGCCCGGTAGGGCCGTTGCAGTCCGGCACGCGAGTACACACCGCGCTTGAAGCGTTCTACACGCCAGACGGCGCGGTCGATCCCCGGCAGGCGCTCGAAGACGCGATCTCGGACGCGGCACGCGAGTACCACTCGCAGTGTCAGACGCTCGGCGTCGAGCCCGACCCGGTCGTGATCGACAAGTTCCTGAAAGACACCGACCTTGAGCGGGCGATGGTCGAAGGCTACTTCGAATGGCTCGCCGACACCGGGGCCGACGCGCACTTGCAGGTGATCGGAGCCGAAGAACAGATCAGGATCACCAGCGATCAGCTCGGGGCCGACTTCGGGCAGCTCGTCGAGATCGTCGGCAAGCTCGACGCTCGCGTGCTCGACGAAGTCACCGGCTTCACGCAGTTCGTCGACCACAAGACCGTGCAGAACTTCACGCAGATGTTGCCGACGTTGCAGAGCGATCCGCAGATGCTCCACTATCACTTGCTGCTCTCGATCGTGTATCCCGATCAGCATGTCGACGGGGCGCTCTACAACATGCTGCGGAAGGTCAAGCGCGGGAAGACAGCGAAGCCACCGTTCTACATGCGCGAGACCATCATTCACAACGCCGACGAAGTCGAGTCGTACCGGCTCCGGCTGATCGGGCTCATCACGAACGTGATCGAGTTCGAAGAACGCATTGCGCAGCTCGGCGAGATCGGCGTGAGAATGTTTGCGCAGCCGACCGTCACTCGCGACTGCTCATGGGATTGCGACTTCTTCAACGTCTGCGGCATGTTCGACGACGGTTCACGAGTCGAAGACGCCATTCGCGAACTCTTCGAAGAAAGGGACCCGCACGCGCGGTACGCTGCGCCTATGGTAGACTTATATAATAGAAAGAACGACAGAGAGGAGATGATGAGTGGAAGTGTTCAACGAGCTTGAGACCGCTTCATTCCTCGTCTACGGCGAGACGAAGCACGGGAAGTCGTCACTGCTCGCCACGATGCCGACGCCATGCGTGATTCTCGACATCGAAGGCAAGTGGCAGTTCTTCCAAGGGCGACCGAACCCGAACCGAGACGGACAACCGTTCCGGCTCAAGCTGTGGAACCCTGCCGAAGCACCGCCGAAGGCGGACGGGACGTGGGACATCGCGATCGTGAAGGTCACGAGCGCCGCTGTCCTCGCACAGACGCTGCCATGGCTCGACCGTCGAGACCATCCGTTCGTGTCGATCGGGCTTGACTCGCTCACGGTCGGACAAGAGCAGGGGATCGAGGCGATCCGCTCGGTTGACGAGGACTTTCGGATTCAGGACTGGGGCGCTATCAGGCGTCGGGTTCTCTCCGACACGTCTCGTATCATGACGCGTGTGTCCGACCCGGCGAACCCGCTCCGTGTCTTCGCAGCCACGGCGCACAGTACGTTTAAGGATGGCAAGCACCGACCGGCCATGCAGGGCGGTATCCAGGGGCGACTGCCGTTTTCGTTCGACGCGATCGTGTTCATGAAGAAAGCGCTGATGAAGAACGATCAGGGCATGATCGCTGATGACGCGCCTTCGGTGTTCCGAGCGCTCGTCAAGACACACCCGATGTACGTGACCGGCTCGAACTTCGAAGACCGCTTCGAACGTGCCTCATACGACAACCCGAACTTGACGCAGATCATGCGTCTCATCTTCCCGGCTGCGGCCGAAACGAAAGGATAAGGACAATGGCAGACGAAACGTGGGATGACTGGATTGCCGATGTCGAAGACAAGCTCACCCTACCGCCTGACGGCGAATACGACTTCGTCGTACTCGCCGCCGAAGGCAAGGTCTCCGGCTCGGGCAACCCCATGGTTGCGGTTGACGCTCGGATCACGAGCGGCCCGCACGCCGGGAAGGAAATCAAGCGGTTCTATGTGATCCGCTCGTCCGAAGGCAGCATGGCGAAGAAGTTCATGCAGAGTCTCGGCGCGATGGGCATCACCTTCGATACCCTCATCAAGCACAAGCCGACCATGCAACAGCTCGCGAAGGTCATGGAGGGCAAGCCGTTCCGCGCGAAGATCAAGAAAAAGGAAGACGCGCAGTGGGGCGACTACATGGAAATTCAGTGGGCGATCAAGCCGCCTGCTGGAGGCGCGATCGAAGTGACCGAGTTCCCGACCCTCACTGAGGGCGAATCGCTCGGCTACGGCTCCAGCTCCGGTGCGAGCGTCGCTACGGACGACGACGCCGGATTCTAGTCCCGGCTCATGAGGGTGCCCGCATTGCGGGCACCCTCTTTTTCATAAATGGTAGAATCACAAGATCACGAAGAAAGGACAAATAGTGTTCACTGCACGTAACCGACAAAACGCGTTCGCCAAGCGTCGACGTGAGGCACGCGAGGCGCAGCAGGCCGAGACGCCACCCGCTGAGCCCACGGCCGTTCCCTACGACACGCGGAACGACGCGAGCGACGACATCACGGACGCACCAGACGTCTCGACGTACGCCACGGGCGGCGTCGTCGAGCAGCCGAAGCCGACGCTTGTCGAACCGAGCGAGGACGAAGAGCACGAGACGGCCGTGATCGTCGACCTTCCGACGATCAGTGCCGAGACGCGCGCGAAGGTCGACGCGGTGCTGAACCACGCCATCACGCCAGTCGACGACACCGCTCCCGTCGAGTCTGAACCGGAACCTGCTGCTGCGCCCGCTGAGAACGAGCCTAAGCGTGGTCGCGGTCGGCCCCGGCCGCAGGAGACGATCGACCGCGACAACGCCGTACACGCGTTGCTGACGGCCGCCGACCCCGACGAGGGCGTGTCGAAAGAAGCGCTCGCGATCTCGCTCGACGAGAAGGAACAGCAGGTGTATTCCAGCCTGCGAC